ACCTAAAATACTTTTTGGATCACTTTTCTGCAATAAAAAAATGCTTACTGACTTTTTTGAAAAATCATGATATTCTCTTTAAAATAACATGATTATAAGTAACCCAAAAGAGTCCGATCGCACAAAGCAAACCATGAACATTTCACTCTTTTTCAATACCAACAACCTTGGCTATTTTCTTAATGATCTTCGTGTCTTTCTCATATTCATTATCCCCTTTGCCTCCCATGGATTCATAGACTATTTTATTATACTGATCATTTTTCTTAGAATCGTATTCCTGGCAATCAGGATATTTCTCTCTGAATTCCTTAAACATACAAATATTCTTATGAGCAATCATTCGAATGGCTTTTCGTAATTTCTTATTGGTTTCATCTTCCTTTTCCCAAATATTATCCTCTTTCACATAGATAACTTCTCTTTTTTGATCAGCGCAATGAACAGGTCGTTTATTTACATCTAATGCTTTTAAGTTTTTAATAATTATATTGGAAATCCCTTCAATATAACCAACATTTCCCACGTTTTCCAAATCGGATACTTGTAATTTAACCGATTCTATAAAATCACTAATGTTCATAGCATCTTTACAAGTTTCATTTAAAAAAAAGTTAAGGTTGAATGCTTTGTTATGAGAGTTTACATTGTTGTTTATAGTATTATGGTTTGTTCCATTTTTCACAATTTCCATGAGTTCTTTATTTTGTTCGATCAACATGAGCATTAAATCCTTATCAGTTACTACATCATTATTTTTAATATTTATCTCTTGACAATTTTTTTTGTGTCTATAATACCCGCTATCATATTTATATATTTTGCCACATTTGCAAATAAAGTAAGGAACTTTTGGAACTAAATCACTATCATTTTCATGTTTTTTGTGTTTATCAGTTGACAAATGTCTATCATATTGGCTTTTTCTACACGTAGTATAGTCACACTTTATACATTCATATTTATTGGAACTTTTTGGAACTAAATTACTATCATTTACTACCATTTATATGATAGTAGAAAAAGTTCCTAAATATATGCACTATAAAAAATAGAAAATTTATCATAACAAATTTTATAGGATTATTTTTGTGACCACACGATAAAATTCAATTATGGTGTCATCATTACTATTTTTCACAAAGTCAATCGACCCTTTTCAAAAATGGACAAAAAAAAATGTCCAAAATTGAAAACCCAAAATACTTTTTGGAAGACTTTTCTGTAATAAAATAATGCTTACTGACTTTTTCGAAAAATCATGATATTTCCTTTAAAATAACATGATTATACGTAACCCAAAAGAGTCCGATCTCACAAAGCAAACCATGAACAATTCACTCTTTTTCAATACCACCAACCTTACCCACGTTTTCCAAATCGGATACTTGTAGTTTCACAGATTCTATAAAATCACTAATGTTCATAGCATCTTTACAAGTTTCATTCAAAAAAAAATTAAGGTTGAATGCTTTGTTATGAGAATTTATATTGTTGTTATGAATAGTATTGTTTGTCCCATTTTTCACAATTTCCATCAGTTCTTTATTTTGTTCGATCAACATAAGTATTAGTTTTTTATCACTAATAACACTATTATCGTTATCATTATTATCCTTTGTTAAGGTTTTTGGGGTTGTTTCTTTACATTTTTGTTTATGATACCATAAACCATTTCGTCCCTTATAATTTTTTCCACATATGTCACATTGTAAAATTGGTTTATGGCACGAAATGTGTTCAAAATTGTTCAAATTTGCCTTGAACAAATGTTTACTAGTGTATAAATGCCGATCAAAATTGCTTTGTTTACAGCATTTAAAGTGACAAAGTGTACATTCAAAAATTTCGGCACTTTTTTTGTTCATTTTGTTCAATTATATTATGAACAGAAAAAATGCCTAAATATACAACCTTAAAAAATCCAAAAAATATCATAACAAAATCTCAAAAGTTATTTTTGTGACCACACGATAAAATTGCGTTTCAGTCACAAATCACGTTTTTCACAAAGTCAATCGACCCTTTTCAAAAATGGACAAAAAAAATGTCCAAAATTGAAAACCCAAAATACTTTTTGGATCACTTTTCTGCAATAAAATAATGCTTACTGAGAATTTAGAAAAATCATGATATTCTCTTTAAAATAACATGATTATACGTAACTCAAAAGAGTCCATCCGCTCAAATCAAACCGTAAGAACGCTGAGAATGCCGATAATGCGTAAACGGCTTAATCAATTTCTTCGATCTTTGGTTCAAAATTGTCTTCTTCTGTTGTAGGGGTGGGTGCTTGTTGTTGAGAATCAGCTGAAGCACCACTCTTTTCAGCGATCTTCACAAAAATGTCTTGTAGCTCTTTTTGTTTTACCTCATAATCGTCTTTTGTATAAGACGATGAATCATACGACCATTCTTCGATTTCCTGAATCTTGTCATTTAGAATCTTCTTATCTGAATCGCTCATATTTTTGTTCTCATCACTGTTGATTTTACTTTTTGTTTGATATAAAAGAGATTCCAAATTATTCTTAGCATCTATTTTCTCTTTCATCTCTTCATCTTCGTTTTTATATCTTTCGGCTTCTTCAACCATTCGTTCAATTTCTTCCTTACTCAATCGTCCTTTATCGTTGGTAATCGCAATTTTATTGGATTTTCCAGTGGATTTTTCAGAAGCAGATACATTCAAAATACCATTTGAATCGATGTCAAAAACCACTTCAATTTGAGGGGTCCCTCGCGGCATAGGTGGAATACCATCTAATTGAAACTTACCCAATAATGTATTATCTTTAGTAAGCGTGCGTTCACCTTCAAATACTTGAATTAATACACCTGGCTGGTTATCAGCATAAGTCGAAAATATTTGTGATTTCTTTGCTGGGACAGTTGTGTTTCTGTTAATAATCTTTGTCATAACACCCCCAGCGGTTTCTAAACCAAGACTTAGAGGACATACATCCAATAATAGCAATTCAGAAATCTTTTCATCCTTGGAGCCAGATAAAATAGCGGCTTGAACAGCGGCGCCATATGCTACACATTCATCTGGATTGATCGATTTACACAACTCTTTTCCATTAAAATATTCACTTAATAAGTTCTGGATTTTGGGTATTCTTGTACTGCCTCCAACCAAGACAATTTCATCAATATCCTTTTTAGCCAATTTGGAATCACGTAAAACTTGTTCAACTGGATCCATTGTCTTTTTAAAAAGAGCTTCGCATAGATTCTCGAATTTGGCCCGAGTCATCGTACTGTTGAAATCAATGCCCTCGTATAAACTATCTAATTCGATCGTGGCTACAGTAGAAGAAGATAATGTTCTTTTAGCATTTTCACACGCTGTTCTCAGACGACGCAAAGACTTCTTACTATCAGTCAAATCCTTTTTATGTTTGCGTTTGAATTCCTCAGCAAAATATTCTACCATTTTAGAATCGAAATCTTCGCCACCTAAATGAGTATCACCAGCAGTGGCTTTTACTTCAAAAATAGCGTCTTCAATTGTTAAAATGGATACATCGAATGTTCCCACATTCATTGTTTGTATAATGATATTTAATTCATTATTTCTCACACTTTCATGTGAGGTCAGACTATATCTTATTTAATTATATTTGTTTACGTTTATGTGCTTGTTTTCCAACTCCAACTCCAACTCCTTCAATTTTTGTTTCCAATTGTTTGGAGTTATAAAATAATATTTTTTGTATTTTTGTTGTTCCATTATATATTTGTCAACAGCAATCATTTTTTCATTCCATAATCCACTCTCTACTTGATTTTTATGCCATATATGAAAATCCTTTATTTCAATTAGAATAGCGCCACTAGAATATTCAATCTCAAAATCAACACGATATTTATGTTTTTTGTTGTTGTATACATAATCAATATTCGGGCCATTTTTAACAACCAAATTATTACTTTCACACCAATCAATAAATTTTAATTCCAATTTTGATTGATACATAATAATTTCATTGTTCATGTTTTTTATAGGCCTAATTTTAAATGTGCGATTACACAATTTACAATCAGAGCATAAAATCTTGTAACAATTTTTAAAGGTTTCCAATGATTTACAACGCCATGTTTTTTCACAATTATCGCATTTCATAATAGGTTGATGCGCTTTGAATATTGTATCATTAATTCGATCATATAAGACATACGAAAATTTCATTTGATTATTGACTTTGTAAATAGGCCAATATTCATATTCTTCCAAATTCGTATATTTACCATTCCCGAAACTGATTATGTTTGATTTTATTCGTTCATAATCATTTTTTGACAAATGTGACAACATATACGAATTTTTGTATTGGTCCGGGTAATATTCAAATTCTTGTTTTGAGATTTCATATAATTCTTGGTATGATTTAATTGAAACATTTTCTTTTTCCTTTGTATGTCTTACTTGAGGTAGATTACATTGAAAACATCGGCTTTTTCCTTGTCGTATTTTTCTTAAAATTTGTGTAGAAGCACACGTATTTATTTTTTCGCAAGTTAAACATTTATAATAAAATATGAGATCAGATGTTTTTTTAACTCTTTCGTCGTTTATATAAACATGCCAAATTTCATTTTTTATTGATGAATACTTACTTGATTCAAATTGTAGACATTTCGATTTAATTGGAATCATGGTTTGATCCTTTTTATTTTTTATTTCTATTATAGAATTTAATATCTGATTACGAATTGGATTTTCTGTTACTACGATTGACATAATATATATTTGAACGCAATTTTTATTACCTTTTTCAATAAACACAAACTAACAAATATGAATTAAACTCTGGCATTCGTGGGTGTGTTTTACACCTAGTCGTTGAACCTTCTTCTTATGCGTTTCAAAGACACGTAGAAGCTTGGCTGCTGATTGTCCAATCTTTTACCTTTTTCAAACCTTCACACTTATATTTTCATATTATGTTGTGGTAGGAAAAGCTTAAGGAGTTTCCAGCAATTAACCAGATTCTATTTTGGGTGATTCATTAACAAGCCAAAATAGGTGGGTTTACACCACAGGAAGCAGAACATTTACCTCCACAATCAAAAATCAAAACATTCTTTTCTTTAGAACTTTTCTTATCTAAACCGTACGCAATTGCGGCAGCGGTTGGCTCGTTAATAATACGCAACACATTTAAACCAGCAATTGTACCTGCGTCCTTTGTAGCCTGTCTTTGGGAATCATTGAAATAAGCAGGGACAGTTATAACCGCGTCAGTTACTGGTGTACCTAGATACGATTCCGCGATTTCCTTCATTTTAGAAAGAACCATTGAACTTATTTCTTCAGGAGCAAACACCTTTTTTTCGCCTTTGTAATCAACTGAAATATATGGTTTATTTTCCTTATTAATGACTTCATATGTAAAATGTTTCATATCTGATTGAACATGAGGATCATGAAAATTTTGTCCTATTAATCTTTTAGCGTCAAAAACAGTATTGGACGGGTTTTGAGCGACACTTGATTTAGCAGCGTCACCAATAAGGCGCTCTTCAGCAGTAAATGAAACATAAGAAGGAGTGGTTCTATTTCCTTGATCGTTTGCGATAATTTCAACGTGATCATTCTGCCAAACACCAACACACGAGTAAGTCGTTCCAAGATCGATTCCTATAGCAATGGTCATTTATGTTTTAGTCTATAATGATGATTTTAAACCATTTTTTATTAAATATTTTTTTTGCTATTTTGGTGGAGAGTGTTTTGAATATATATAAATTCTATATAATGGATACAGAGATTGTCATGTTGAACCAATTTTGAATATAAAAAAAATGTAAAAGCGAACACCAGTCATACACCCATACAACTCAATATCTAACATTTCTAAAACGAAATATTCTCCAAATCTTTCAAATTCCAATATTCACTTCCTCCGCTTGGAATAGGGCGCCGAATAATAAATGGTATTTTTTTTTGTTGTAACTCCAATTCAGCAATAATATAACTATCAATAATATTTTCGGGGACTTTAACAAGTGGTTTAGCACCACATTCTATTTGTTTTGCTCTTTGACCTAACACACGAGTCTTCTCATATTTGGTCAAATATGGCACTGTTTTATGAAACGGATCAATTATAATATTAAAATCGTCTCGTGTCACTTTTGAAAGAGCCGCAATTTCATCATAATTGTGACTTATACATTCTGGATGAAATTCCATAATATAATTTTTATTGATTTCATTATTAAATTTTTGTAAATAATTTTCATCTTCGTATTCACTGTCATCATCTGATGCGTACAAAGATTTAGACAAGGGGTCTTCACCCCCACCAGAGCTATTGAATACAACCTTTGTTTTATTAGCATGTAATTTTTTACTTTTCGTTTCATTATTCTCATCATCGCTGTTAATACTTCCAACGTCGTTATCCTCATCGTCTGTGTCATCGGTGTCATCATCGTCATCGCTGTCATTATCATGTTCGTAAATAACATCATCTTTATCAATTTCATCTACGACTACATCTTCAATTTCATCTACATCATCTTCTTCGTCATCAATGTCATCAATATCATCAATGTCATCAATCGCGTCATCTTCAATATTTTTTAAAAATTCTTTATTAAATAATGGTTTATCTTTTGTTGCGAAAGTTGAGTCATTGTTGCTTAAATTCGATTCAGAACTAGAAATAGAATAATTGTCGTCTTCAATGTCACTCATGATTCTAAATTATATAAATATAGATAGTTTTAAATAAAAAAATTCAATTTTATTTAAAAATCAATAAAAACAAAACAAACAAAACAAACAAAACTAGCTATCCGCAGTTGTTTTCCAAACCGTGTCGCATGTAGAACAAACATAAACATATTTCATATTTGTGTCATCATATCTAATATAAATTATTTCGCGCTCAGTACCTTTTGTATTAGTTTCACAATCTTGATTTGGACATAATATTGTATTAATTCTTGGCAATGTCGGATCAAATTTAGTGTATTTATTAATTATATGATTGAACGACTGTTCATTTTTTTTGATCTGTATTTTTGAAACGCAAATATTATCAGCGCTAATATTTGAATCTTCATTACCACATTGGCGACAATAATAAACTAACTTATTAGGATCATCTTCATTAATTCGAATGTAATACATATTTTGACAATTACTACAGAAAAACATGATATAAAATTATAATACTATATGTTTATATTTTTATATATTTTTTATTTCAATTATATTTTCAATTAACCTTTCAATTCTTTTTCTTGTATAATAGTTTCCGATACAGAAATCAACTTATTTTTCAATTTTTTATAATCAACGTTTACACTCATATTATAAAATCCACCATTTATTCTGTTATCTATGTTATTCTTATTTTCTTTTATTTTTTCATCTATAAAAGCCATAATAGCATCTTTATTTTTAATAAAATTATCCTTCATAAATGGATAAAAATTGTCAAAAAAATCTAAATACAACCCATCTTTTTTATTTAAAACGTCGCATATAGCAATATCTATGTTTGAATATTCAATAATTTTGGTGTAATCATTAAAATCTTTATGATTGATAGTGACTCCTGGCTCATTTAATAGCGGATTTTTACATAAAAGTGTACATAATGTTAATAATACAGTAGATATTGTTTGACATGATGTCCATTGTTCTCCGGTCCACGTGTTTAATAATGATATACAAACCTTTCCACATTTATATAAATTTGGATTGAAACGTATATTATTTCCATTTGTACAATAAGTTGCTGTTGGTGGTGAATGAGGATAATCACTTGGGAAATTCAATTTAAATAAATAATATCCTCCAAAATAGGGTGTATCTGACGGTCCTACAATTAGAGCATATCCTTTCAAAATATCAGTCTCGTCGTGTAAGTAATAAATACCGTTATCTATCAATGGATTTTTAATAATGTCTTTTATATCGCGTATTAAACGATTTATTGACTCTTTTGAAATAAATTTCGACATAGCAAAATACTTTAAATTTACATGTTAAATTATTCTTATATGATTTTTTTTAATTTTGTTTTGTCTGGTTGTTTCTTGATTTTTGTTTGAATTTTTGTTTGAATTTTGAATTTAGATTTTTGAATTATAAAAAAATGAAATAGAAATATATCACTATATTATATTAAAATAAATGAATGAAACTAAAATGACAATGAATAAGTGTAAAGATTTAAATGATTTTCTAGCAAAGCACAGCGTTAAAAGTTTGGAAAAAACTGATCACAAAGACAATAATATTAACATTACTCATACTAGAATAGGGAATAAAGACCTGAATATTTATGGTGGTTCTTATATAATACCCAAAGAAGATTTACAGGAGTTCTACAGTCTTTATTATGATTATGTTTTTATTAAAAAGAAAAAAGAGTATTTAACAGAAAAACAGGTAACCACAACTTGTCCAATTTTAGTTGACGTTGATTTACGTTATAATTATGATGTTGATGAAAGAAAACATACCAAAGAAAATATATTGGATTTGATTGTTTTATATTTAGAAGAATTAAAAGAATGCTTCTTATTTGAGGAAAACAAAGCATTTGATATATTTACTTTTGAAAAACCAGATGTAAATCGGTTAAGCGATAAGTCGTTAACAAAAGACGGGATTCATATTATAATTTGTATACAAGCGGATCACATTATTCAAACGATACTTCGTGAGAAAATCGTCAAAAAAATTCAAGAAACGTGGGAATTACCAATTATTAATTCATGGGATGCTGTTTTTGATGAAGGAATTACAAAAGGTATTACCAATTGGCAGTTGTTTGGATCACGAAAACCGGACAATGAAGCTTATGAATTGACAAATCATTTTATCGCTACTTTTGACAAAAACGACGGAGAATTTATGATGGATGAAATGAAGGTCGAAGATTTCGATCTTAAAAAGAATTTTCATAAATTAACGGCTCAGAATACAAATATTCCTGTTTTTGAAATGAATCCAAAAATAGTAGATGTTTACAATAAGCGCATCGAATCAAAGAATAATAGGATGAAAAAACCAGCAAGTAAAACTAAGATTAATTTAATTGTTGAAAATGACGATGATATTGGTGGAGATGATGGATGGGAGGTTATTTCATTAAATGAAATTAACAATAAGGAAACGCTTGAAAAAGCGGTCGATTTGATGCTGAAACGATTGAAACCAAATGAATATGAAGTGAAAGAAACGCATTTGTTTACACAAACATTACCCGCAAAATATTATGAGCCTGGTTCTCATATATTGAATAGACAAGTTGCGTTTGCTTTAAAACACACGGACGAACGGTTGTTTTTGTCGTGGATACTTTTGAGAAGTAAAGCTGATGATTTTGACTATGACACGATCCCGTCTCTTTATAATGATTGGACCAAATATTTTAATACGAGTAAATCAGGTGTTACGCGGAAATCCATAATGTATTGGGCGAAGCAAGATGCTTTTGAAGAATATGAAAAAATATTAGAAAACACATTAGAATATTATATTGAAGAAACCTTGGAATCACAAACTGAATTTGATATAGCGCAAGTTTTATATCAAAAATACAAGGACAAGTATGTTTGTGTAAGTTATGAAAAAAAGGGCATTTGGTATATTTTTAAAAATCATAGATGGGAACCAGATAGAGGATTAACTTTAAGAATGGCCATTTCAAAAGATATTCATAATTTGTATTCATTGAGGCGAACAAATCTAGAGAACGAATATCATCACTATGATCAAGATGACAACCGAGCTGATTATATTAAAAAGAAAATGAAGTCGTTATCTGATATTATGCTAAAATTGAAAAGAACCAATGATAAAAATAATATTATGCGTGAAGCCATGGAACTGTTTTATGATAAAGATTTTATCAGAAATATGGATACGAACAAATATTTATTATGTTTCAATAATGGTGTCGTCGATTTTAAAAATAAGGTATTTCGTGATGGATGTCCGCAAGATTATATTACAAAAACAACACGGATTAGTTATGTGCCTTATGATTATACTTCATACAGTGATACAATTACGCAAATACATGAGTTTTTCAACAAATTGTTCCCTATAGAAGATTTGAACAAGTATATGTGGAATCATTTAGCTTCTTGTTTAATAGGTACAAATATGAATCAAACGTTTAATGTGTATCACGGAAGTGGAAGTAACGGAAAATCCATTTTAGCGGATTTAATGTCAATGACATTAGGTGATTATAAAGGCACTGTTCCAATTACTTTAGTTACAGAAAAGCGCAATGCTATAGGCGGCACTTCGTCGGAAATTATTCAGTTAAAGGGTATTCGTTACGCTGTAATGCAAGAACCCTCCAAAGGAGTGAAATTGAATGAAGGTATTATGAAAGAATTAACTGGTGGTGATCCAATTCAAGGTAGAGCGCTTTATTGTGAAAGTGAAACGTTTGAACCACAATTCAAATTAGTTGTATGTACAAATAATTTATTCGATATTGAAAGTAATGACGACGGTACATGGAGAAGAATAAGAAAATGTGATTTTGTTTCGAAATTTATAGACGAGGATGAAACACATACTGATGAAACTCCTTACATTTATCCAAAAGACAAAACATTGAAGGAGAAATTGCCAACATTTGCGCCTATTTTCGCGAGTATGTTGGTAAAAATCGCATTTGAAACTGATGGTGATGTTCCTGATTGTGAACATGTATTGAACGCATCAAATAAATATAGAAATGGTCAAGATCATATTGCTGCTTTTGTGAAAGAGAATATATTAAAGACTGGAGATACAAGAGATCGTATTCGTAAGCAAGAATTAGCAAATCATTTCAAATTCTGGTTTACACAAGAACAAGGTAACAAAAAGATGCCAAAAGGAGAAGAATTGTATATGTTTATGGATAAAAAATATGGTCAACATAAACAAAGTGGATGGCATGGAGTTAAAATAATATATCCGGATGAATCGGTTAATACAGTAATAGACGATTTATAATGGGTATTTTATATACAATTATGGTTTTGATTTTGTATATAAAATAAATATTAGAATTCAACATATAAAAAATGGGAAAACTACGGAAAAACTACGGAAAACCTACGGAACAATAACATTAAGTATCAACGGATACATTATCATGAGTATTAATACCAATATACGTATACTTAAATTCACGTTGGAATTCACGAGAAAAATAGATAGAAAATATACAATAACAACCAATACATATACAAAAAATAAAAAATAGTAATAACCATTCAACTGATCAATAGTCTGATCTTTATAAAACGTTTTTCTATCGTTTGTAATAATATCAGATGTTTTTCCTTTTAATTTTTTCTCTAAGCTGTCATTTTCATTTTTATATTTTTTGTATAGATCGATAATATTATCGTAATTTATTTGTAAACCTTTATATGTGGTCAAATTTGTTTGAATATTATTTATATCCGACGTTAAATTAGTCTTGTACATGGAAATAATAGCATCCGCCTTTTTTTCCAAATCTTTATCTAAATAATCATTGTATTCAGAATCTCCTTGGGTGTAAATAATATAGTTTTTGGTTGCTTCTGATAATTCTTCTGGTGCGTGTGTGACATTATATTGTGCTTCTAAATACTTTTGTTTCAATAATTCAGACTGTTTTTCTTTCTGACAAGATGGACCACAGCTGATTAATTTATTGGCTTGGTTTATTAGATCGTTAAAATTGTTCATATTGAAATTTGATGTTGGTGACGTTAGTGTTGATGTTGTTGTCATATTTGTTAATGATGTATAATTATAATATATGTATAATATAATTATACGTGTGTCAGCGTTATTTTATCATATACTGACCCCTCCCTAAAAATTACTTGGTAGTATGGTATTACCTAAAACAACGTCTGGTTTTGTATAGACATTTGAAAATTTTGTAAATACATTATTTACGAATTGTTCAGTTTTGCTTTGTTGATCTTGGTGTGACCCGTATGACCCATATGACCCGTATGACCCAGACGATGCTGAATCTGTTACACATTTATGGATGGAATTATCATATAATGTTCCTGGAGAACAACATGAATTGCCGATACATGTACCCATGTTTAATTTGGATGAAACCCATGGATCGCTTTTACTAGCTGATGTGCTATTATTGGCCTGTGGAGCACCTTTTTTATTAAATGTCCAATCATATTCTTGATAATTCATATTGTCATGACTCCATATAGATAGCATTCTATAAACAATAAAAATCGCACCTATAAACGATATAAATACAATCAAAAAATAAAAAACGCTATTACTCAATAGACCAGCATTATAAAAGAGAGAAAGTATGATTATAGGAATTAACATTAAAATAATGTATTTCATCAAAATGCTGTGTTCAGCATATTTCTGTTCATAATAATCATTAATTTCTATTAGGCGAATTTTATTATTTTTCTCGGTTTCTAAAAAGTTCAATTTTTGTTTAGCATTATTCAACTGATTTTCGACCATTTGAATAGCTGTTTTTTGTTGTTGCAACGTAATTTGAGAATTCTGTAAAGCATCTTGGTAAAAATTGTTAATTTTACCTAAAGTTTTGTATAAATTAATTCTCATTTGTGAAATTGAATTGATTTTATTTATGGTTTTTTTTTGTTCTTCTGGTGTTAAATTAGGGTCATTGTCTATACTACTAAATAAATTTTGTTCAATAGTCTGTAAACCTTGTATATCATTTAATAATTGTTCATTGTTTGTCTTTGTTGTCGACATATTTATATATTATATAAAATAGGAAAAGATAATTATATAATAGTATTCTAAATTTGTGAAGAAGAGTAAGAATAAGATCGAACGTATATAGTAATTATTAGTAGAACAACAGCTAAAATACACCAAAAGATATAACTATAATTCTTTTGTAATGTATTTATTTTCACTTGGTTTAAAATATTATCGATATTATTGTTTGTATCGAAGGATTTGATTTTATTTTTGACTTTACTAAAATCAGTGACTGAATCATTAAATTTATTGATATTTTGTTTCGCAGTTACATCCAATATATTGTTATTTTCTGATAGTTTATTTGTATACGTATTTAATTGAGTCGATAGCTGTTTTAATTTATCCTCCAATTGTTGTAATTGATTTTTTTGTACACTGCTTATATTAGTCAACCCGTAATTGACGTCATTATTGTTGTTACCTTTTACATAATTTTCGTATTGTATTGAATCAATGTTATTTACTGTATTATAAATTCCATGTGGTAATTCAATAAATGTTTTATCTCTGACATAAGTATTTACACCAATAGCAGGGGTATACATACCTGGGGGTTTATTGTCTTTTGGAATACACGTAGATGTTTGACCCGTTGTATCATATACAAATCCCGAACAATTTTCATTCTTGTTACAAGCTGACATACAAGATTCTACGTTGGGAGAATCACTAAACATCGCACCAGGAATATCATTCCCTATAAGTTTAGTATTTTCCAAAATTCTACTATATGTATCAGAAAATCGAGTGTTAGATGCCGGATAAGCATGTAATTGAGAATTCGGATCGATAAAAGCTAGTTGTCCCATATTGGCTTGAATGCCGACTTTTCCTAAATCATACAAAGGATTTGCTAATTCACCACCACCCCAACGTTCACCATCGCGACCACCATCACCGCCGCTAGCGCTACAATTGCTCTGAAATGTATATAGTACCAAATCACCGTCATCCATCATCTGTAATAAAAGACTACCATCCATTGAACTAATCCAATCTCCTTTATTCAATATCTGATCAGTCTTTAAAAATGGCATACCGTATTTACTCTTCTCAGGAACAAAATTCACATTTTTCTCTCGTTGTTGTCCATTTGTATTAGAACACCAAACATTGGTAACATTGCTTGTATTAGGCATTCCTTTATATATACACATGTTTCCATCATTTTGTAGAGAGAGAAAATAATTACACCCCACATTATCGATCGTTTTTTTGTAAGTAGTTCGTTGATTATTAGAAACAATATTATTCATTTCTCCACTCTTTGTCCAACAATTTGTATTCGTTGCGGTATCCATAACAAATCCATTACAATTAGATTGTTTGGTACATGTGTCTTTACAAGAATCGATGGTTTGATTAGAATAATAGGATAAGTCGTTACCAGGAACATCAATATTCGCGGATGTACTATAAATTTGTTCACATTGTGTTCCGTTTGGAGTTGTAAAATATTCTTTGCTATTTTGATCACAAACAGTTAATGTCCCATTTTTAGTTACAATAGCATATGAGACAGGCTGACCCTTTGTATTAGACGACCATAAAGGTATATATTTGTATGCTTTACCATATTTAGTAGCCATTGTTTTATCATTGCTCACATTACACAACCCTGTTCCAGTAGAAGGATCAACGTTTTGTAGAGCAAAATATTGATTTCCCTTATTTATTGCTTGTTGTTGACATTGATTAAAATCAAACATCATGCTTTTATCACCAACAATAGTCATCGCTGGATCATCTGTTTTATCTTGAAAACATCCAATATATTGTGGTGAAATAGATGCTGTGTTAACCATAGAATTTACGAAAACATTCGATCGTTCATGGCCACAACTTTCATTGATACTCATTTCAGTTCCACTTATTAATGGTGGATTTGTGGGGATTTCTTGTCCTGGAATATTATATCTATCTAACCACGGAAGGTTTATCCTCATGACATCATTCTTATTAAAAACAGAGCAATTATTTTTACCGCTGATACTTTTTAGAATAGTTGGATTTGGTATTTTTTTAGCAACTCCGCTACTATTTATAAAACAAGTTTCTCCTGTTGTAAATGTAACATATTTATTTAAATAAGGATTGTTTGATCCAATGCGATTTACATTCGTTGATACTGATTTGGAAATATTATTTAATAAAGCGTTGTATTCTGACAATGTAGAATAATACTCTTTTCTTACATTATCCATTATGTTTGCTTGAGATGTCGTAATATCAACGTTTGGCGAAGCGGTTGAGCTAGTCATGCCATGAAACCCCTCTTTATCATTATTTTTAATTTTAGCCATAGTATTGTTTACAATTTTATCTTGATATTGATTGAACTTGTATCCTTGATATAATGATGGGTTTGGAGTTTTAGCGTCATATTTATGCCTCATATAAGCAGTGGAACTGTCATTTACATGATCTATATTATCTATTTTAGATGGGGGTGATACCGACGACGATGATTCTGTATCTATATTTGTTTTCGTTAAATCTGTTGTAAAGTTGAAATTTAGATTTAAATTATGTAATATATTATTTATTGTATTCATTACACCAACCGTATATAATAATAAGACAAAAAAATATAAACATTACTTATTATATTCAAATAAGTAATATTGAGATGTGGT